TAATAAATCTTCTAGACCACAACTACACTCATACTCAGGATCACAAAGCCCATCAAATCCATGTTCTTTGCAATATGCGATAAGCATTTCTTTAATATTCATTTCCCCTCCTGTCTTTCTTTTTCTAACTTCTCTAATTGATACTGCTCTTTCAAGTTTATGTTCTTCTCATCCTGCATCTCTTGGAATAACTGAATGGCAGCAAAAATGATGTCATAGAGAAGGCTGTTCCCCCTAAAATTAATTTGCAAAAATGGGTTATACCAAATAAGTTCGCATGGGGAATGTTTTATTGCTATCTTCTCCGTTATCCTATCAGCATACTCCTCCATTGACATTGGCTCTTTTTCTCTCATTGTTTCTCCTATGGAGCTATTCCTTTATCCCAAAATGTATATCCATTAGTCCTTAAATCCTCCAGATCAACACCTAAAATAATAAGAACTTGTTCTAAATACCATTGTTTATGATGTTCTCCATCGGTAGTTAGCCCTTCTACCACTAAATTTTTAATTTTCTGATATACTACTTCAGGATTTTCTACCCATTGATAAGAAGTTTTTAGAAGATATCCTGCTTTCCAAGAATTGAATCTTTGAATAAGATCATCTCTATTTGGCTTTTTCTCTTGTCTCATTTTTCCTCCTTAAAATTCCTCAGCAAGACCCCTAAGTTCATCGCTTAGTTTCTCTTGCTCTAATTTTTCCCCAATCTCCTCTTTGCTCTCCCCCATAAGCTTCTGTAATGCCTCAATAATCTTGGGAATCAACACCCTAGGGACACTAATGATATCGTTATGCCATTGAGTCCCACCTTTCTTTGTTTTCATACTTCTTGCTTTCCAGTAGATGTGTCCCTCTTTGGAATCAAAAAACTCCACAAAAGAAACATTGTCATAGAGAATCTCTTTGGGCTTACCTTCCTTATCTTTTATTTTCCATATCCCTTTTCGGAGGTGGATATAAAGCCCATCATTTCTACCCTCATTATACACCCTGATACCAGGATACTTAGAGAGGGTATCATGCTTAGGCAACCTTTGGCTCATATACAATCCTCCTGAAATCCATAATCATCTTTTGTATCAATTGGACGATCTTCAGAATCGCCCTTTGGGTCCATTCCCCGAACAGGAAAACGATCCTGATGATAAACGGAAAAATTAATATATTCATCCATCTCTCGGCAAGCGGGACACCATGCCATATACTCGCCATTGGATTTCTTGCATCCCTGCTGCCCATCCCTAAGCTCAAACCACGCTTGGCACTTATGGCAATGAGTCCAAATCTTTACCTTCTTGCCAAAGCAGGAGTCAAACGCACTCTGGTGGCTGTGCATACGGGGAGTTTTGACTCCCCTTATGCTTTTCCAGTAGCACTTTTGGCACCTGCCTGTCATATTGTTCTTGAACCATATCGTTGGCAGCTTCTTGCCACAATCAATACAGAATCCAGAGTGATACTTATTTTCCATAATAGAACTCATACGTTTCTTTTGTGGAATCATTTAATCCTCCTCTCTAGCTTCTCTATAGAAGCGGTCTTGTTGATATGAAGCAGAATAAATAACTTCGTCTGGGGATTCACCTATCCACTTATTAAGGCAACCAGTTTGCTTCTCATCCCCACATCCAAGGCAGATAGCAAGCCTTCCAGAGCCAGAGATAAGATGAACCTGCCTTTCCCCACATTTCTCACAATAATAGACTTCGCTTGATTCACACATTAACATCTCCTATCCCCAAACATGCATCAGTAACCTTAAAGAATTTCCTTGTTTCTTCAATCACTTCAACCTCGCATCCTTTAGGTTTCCCCAAATAAACTCGAACCCATACATACTCTATCTTTTTATTATGCTCAAATTCTATGCAACCATCAGCATTTAATCCATAATAAGTTCCCCCATATTGGGAAACGTTTCTAGTTAATTTCTTGTTTATTGCTTTTTCTACCAAGCCACAAACAAACTTAAATTCTTCTTTGGGATGATCTGCAGTATAACAAACAAATTCTATGGTATAACCACTAAACCCTATTTTCCAATCATTAGGCAATAATGTTTCTACTATATTACCAATTTCACATCCTATTTCTATTCTTTTTAGAATAACCAAATAATCTTCTTTTGCTTCCTTTTTTAATTTATTTGTGTCCATTTTCTTCTCCATTCACCTTCTTAAAAAAGTTCTTCAGTTGAGAGAAAGAAGGGAGATCATCGATCCTTAAGGGATCAGTAGGCTTTGCCTCAATAGGCAAGGGGTCTTTCTGTTCTCTCTTTATAATCTTTTCCCATTCTTCTTCGGGAATATTCCTATCCACCACCTCATAACCGAGTTCTTCATAAATTTGTTCCATTGCCAATTCCCATGAAAAATTCCCAGGGAAGATTGCCTTTGCTTCTTGTTTAGTCATTTTTCTCTCCTTTTTTCTAAAAGTCCACCTTGACTAATGCGATAAGTATTCTCTTTTACACCATGAGCAATAAAAACCATAGCATCACAAAGCTGTATTCTATTTTCATCCCAGGGACTATCGGGTGAGGTTAAGGCTATCCCACCCTTTGGTAAAGAAACCAATAAAATATATTTGTTATTTGTCGCATCAACGAGAAATAAGCCTTTGGAATAAGTAGAATTTACAACTATTGGAGCAAAAACTTCCCATTTTTCCTGTGGTTCAAATGCCTCTGGAAACAAGCCTCTCAATGCCTTCTCCACAGTAGTGCATTGTTTAGCTACTTCCAAAATCCTTTCTTTTGTTGTTTCCATTTTTTCACTCATGTTAAACCTCCTTTATAAACCTAAAATCAAGAACTCCACCCAAATAAGCTACCATCCTACTGGTAGTCATAAATCCATCCATATTATCTCCAATTATTTCTTCATAAATACACACCCCATTAATAGCATCTCCAATAATATCTGTTGCCATCTTACTGACATCTGCGGTCAAACTTCCCCCTCTATATCTAATGTAGATCATTCGCCCATCTTCAAGTGTGCCTTCCCATTGAGATGGACATGCTTCACAAGTCTGTTTCAATGATATTACTTTCATTTTAAACCTCCTTTAGGCTTTAAATAGTTTTTTAAATCTTTCTAGGGGACGAAATTTCGAATAAACCTTTTCTTGATGATAACTATATGCGAAATCTTCCCATGAATCCCATGTCTGATACCCATCATATTCAATAAAAGTATCAGTTATTGTATCAAACCATGCAAAGCTTTTTTGTCCCTCTAAAATTTGTTCTCCTAAATCAATAAAACGAATCATCGTTATTTCCCTTATGCTTTAAATAGTTTTTTATTGTCTTTATAAAACTCTTTTTCCTCATCTTTATACCAGTTGCTTGTCGCTTCAAATCCACCATCATTTCCTAACTTAAAACTTCTAATAAGTTTATTTGGGTCTTCACTTGTCGCCCAACACTTTGCTTTCACTATCTTTATTGTATCCCAATTCAAAGATAAATACAAGCGGGCAAGGTCAAGGGTAGGATAGCCACCCCTGCCTACCTCTGATTGAGGATTCTTTTGCAATCCAATAATGGCGATCCCACTAGTCAATTTCCTATGAATGTCTTTAATGTGATTTGCCATTAGATAATATTCTTCAGTTTCCGTCAAATAGTCTATCACATTAATGGCATTAGGCACAACTACATCAGAGAATCCAGATGATCTCTCCCATGCCTTAAAATTCCATTCAGTTAGGTCTATGCCTTTAAACTTGGCAAGGTGTTTCTTTAGTTCTGAATCTCCCATCTCGCAGTTGAAGTAATGAATCTCATGGGCGTTCATGTTAAGCCTGATGAAGTCCAAGAGAAAAAGTGTTTTCCCTGCATTATAAGTTCCCGCCACACACACAATATTGCTAGGGAATATTTGCACTAGTTTCTCTAATTCAAACGGAAACGAAAGGGACATCCCTGCATCGGGGGCATTAATCCAATCCATCGCTACCAAGTCCCGTTCAATTCGCCTCCAAAGCCCTTCTTTCTTTGTATGTTTCTCTATCTGTCCCTTTTCCTTAAGCCTGTTTAAAATCGTATAAACATTCTTTTTCCCCTGTAATGAGGAAATATGAAGAAAGGAGTAAAGGTCTGAGGAACGAAACCACCCTTGTGAGGAACACACCCAATTATCCACTTCCACAGCCATGCTTTGAGTGAATTTCTCTTCACCAAATAAAGACTTAAGATACTTTAAGGCATCCTTTGCCCTATTAGCACTACACAAATCAACACAAGAAGAAAGGACTTTCTTTAAATCACCTTGATTTTTAATGTCCTTAGCTGTTTTAGGAAGGTATTGGTTCATTTCTTTTGCTTCTTTACAAAGTCATAGCACTCAAACTTAATAAGGTTCTCGCAACCAGATTGCTTACATTCCTTTTGACATTTCTTACACTTAGGCAATATGCCATAAGCTATCTTTCTCAGTGCGATGTTATCCTGCACTTCAGGGAATAGAATGTCACTACACCATCGCTTATAAATATTCATTTTTTCCCTTCTCTTATTTCTTTTTTTAAGTTATAAAGAGACAGACAATTCAAAAACACCTTGAAATATATGGTAGCATCCAAAATAACCCGTTCCATAAACAACTCATTCTCAGCCCTGGGGATGTTAAGTATTCTCCCCTTCTCCACTTGATAACCATGTTCTTGAAGTAGTTCTTTTAGTGCTGCTATTTGAATCAGATGTTCATCATAAATCCCCACCCCTGTTTTAAAGTCTATCAGTTCAAGAACCCCATTATTCTTGGTATAAATATCCAATGTTCCACCATATTGCCACTGCTCGCTAACAAGGGGAGTCTCTAATAGAATCGGTTCAAGTTTATTTGATTTTTCCCATGCAAAAAAGCTCAATAAAGAGTTCTCTGCCCTATCTATAATTTCCTTGCTATACTCATCAGTATTTGTCTTTTTCCCATTCAAATAATCAATAATCATCTGGTGAGCAAGTGTTCCAATGTTCCCCTTTTCATCTTTGTATTTTTCCGAGTCAATGCCCTGAAGCCCTAAATTATTAGCCCATTTAATAAGAAATTGCTTATTCCAGCCGAGGGAGTCCCTAATGACTGTTGTCACCCCCGGGATAGGCGTCCCATCAGACAGCTTATACCGAGTATGTGCCTTAACCTTATTTGAATATATTTCTTTCATTTCCCTTCCCGCCTTGGCTTATCTACCTTTTCTCGGATGTGGTTATAAACCTCTAGTGTCTTTTCAGGTGTTTCTATTATTTTCATTATTTTTTTAATCTCCAGAGCTTGCCATTCGCAATTTTATAATCCTTGTCGTGATTAAATGATGACAACAACACAAATGGAGTGTCAAGGTCATCAACGCAAAGATAGAACATAGTGCTCTCTATTTTTCCCTGTATGTCATTCTCGGAAAATTCCCCCTTGAAAAACCCTACCCTAGAAGAAACATTTTCCCACTCTTTTTGTTTCTCAAACACCTCAGGAAACAAGGTCCTTAAAATCTCTTTTGCCTGTGAACAAGACTCACTTGCCTTTAAGACTCTTTCACTATCAATTTTTAATTCACTCATTTTTTAATCTCCTTTTTATTTTAAATTAGACTAACCTCCCATATCTTTTATAATAATACCCCTCCATTCCCCTTTCCCTTTCCCGCTCAAAGAATCGCCAATTCTCCTTTTTCTTTTCCCCAAGCGGACAAGAACAGAAATTGACGAAGGAATAAGGACGGCCATCCCAAAGCATAGCCTTTTGAATCCATCCATCCTGACAAGTGCAGGGTATCATTTTTCCTCCTTTTTCTTTATCGTTAGTTCATACTCTTCAATGGAGGATGGCTGTCTTTCTTTAATTCTATTGTATTCTATCCATGTGCCACAATGCTTACAGGATATATAGAATCTATCTACTTCCCAAAATTCTAAGGTTTCCATCTCACAATCACCATCTTTACTTTGAAACTCATCAATCATGTTTTTACAAACAGGACATGGAATATTAAATTTTATATAATCAAACATTCCCATTATTTTTCCTCACCCTTGTGGAAAACCTCCTGGAAGTATTCACCCCAAATTTTGTTAATAAGAGTTAGCTGCTCCTCCTGGCTCATGTCCATTTTATCAACACTCGCCACTGCGGCAATAGCATGACCAAGCGTGCTTTGAGCCACAATCAACCTCTGAACATTAGGGAAGTCAAATTTCTCTTCTCTCTTTTCTGGAACTTGGGATGCTTCTTTTTCCGTTTCCCCCTTTTCCCCTGTTTCTTTGGGGGCTGGAGTATAAGGGACAATCCCTGTAATATTGATAAATCCCTTAGTGTTCTTAAAACACTCAAATTGCACAAAAGAACCTTCCTTTAGAAATTCCAGGGTGTCCGTTAAATCCTTGTTGTTATCATTCCTGAAGGTTGAAAGCCAGTCCTGGCCGATTAGGAATGAAATCCTATTACCATCATCCTTTTTACGGATGATATTTCCTTTGATTATCATATTTTTCTCCTATAAAATTCTTCAAATAAATTTAATATATATTTTTTTCTCTCCTCTACCACTACCCGTATATCCCCTATTCGTATTTCATCAAAAGGTGGGGATAAAAAAATAGAATATAAAATATAATTTAATTGTTCCTTAAGTTCTGCTGTTGTTTTCATCTTTTTTGATTCTCCTTCCTTATAATTTCATAACCCATTTCATATAAGGCTTTTATCATAAATTTAAAACAAACATTAAGAACACGAACAGCATCTTCTTTCTCCATCATAACAGGAAAACCGGCTTCTAATCTTTTAACAAAATCTTTCATTTTCATTTTTCCATCTCCCTTTAAAATACATAAAGCTCAGTATTGCAAAATGGGCCAATTATTTCCTTAATTTGTTGAATCATCCTTTCTTGTTCCTTATAATAAATAGGCCCATCAACCCCAACATCAAAACCCTGAATATTAAAGGTGATTTTTGCTATCACCCCATATTCTCTTAAGCACATTTTTTCTGCTTCTTTGATTAAACTACTCATTCTTTTGTTTTGTTTTTTCATGTTTTTCCCTCCTTTGATCCCTTGAAAAAGACTAGGATTAATAAGACAATAAAAACCCAAACTAAAATTAAGCCAATCATTTCACCTCCATGTTATAATTTAATTATATCATACTTTTTATTAATCTGTCAATAGGAAATTAAAATCTTCCTATTTCAGCCATAAAATAGACCTCAGCTGGCTGTTTGCATTTCTGACAAATGTAAATTTTATCTCCCCATTCTTTTGGGGTCTTTACGTTAGCATATAAATTCCGTTGTTTTACTCCATTACCACAACAAAGGCTTTTTATTGCCGTTATTTTCATTTTAAAGTCTCCTTTTTAGTTTTTCTTATTTTTTACCATTTCCCTTAAAATCACCTTCACCACTTAAGCCAGGTTAAACGATCTCAGCTCCGCCAATGGTAAGGTAAGGGGGAAATAGTCAATTTAAGTCTGTTAAAATGTAAAAACCTTCCTTGATTTTCTTCTCTGTTTCCTTTTTTGTTTCCCTTAAAAATTCGTTTCTATATCTCCCCGTAGTTCTTGAATAATCCCAAGCATTTTGATCAAGATAGATTGCACCTTGAATTTTAGCTGCAATAACGCTATTATAACTTTGAAACACTAAACCTTTATCTGTTTGAATAATAAACTGATTTTTAACGTGGCCGTTTCTTCCATTAAATTGCCTTACTGACTCAAAATTTCCCAATTCTTTTTTCATTTTCTTTTCCTCCTTTTAAAAAAGCTAAAATAAATATCCAGAGGATTGTCAATAACAACCCTCCAGAAAGAGATAAGGCAATAATTTCAGTCATTTTTCTTTCTCCTTATATCTAATCATTCTAAATCCATTCTATCATAACAAAATCACTTGTCAAGTCTTTTTTTTAAATAAATAAAAATAAATACTGTCCAATTATTGAACATAACCTTTCAATTGGCACATACCTTGCATGCACAGCAATTCACCCAAAATGCAAAACCATGCCAACCCTAAATTCCCCAAATGAACACTAATAAGCACTAATGACACTAACATAGTATCATTTGACAAGAAGTCGGGGGTAACCCTCTTCCTTCCATGTTCAGTTTCTGGACACATTATGGGGTGAGGGATACTGTCCTCTTTAGGTGACAATCGCCAGGAGTTAGAGCTGTTAAGAATTTCAGATAGGGGTGAGATATCTCTCTCTTTAAAATCCCATATACCCCTAATCCCCAAATCCCCTATACCCCTAATCCCCCCAGGCAGGATTGAGGGGAAGGGTAACCCTCTAAAAAGTGTGCAATATTGGGAAAGCATTTGGGGCTGGTGGGCTAGATTGATGCCCGCTGGCATTAATTTAGACTTTAGTCATGAGGTAGGACCTGCTAGTTGCTTTGCAACTGTTGTTAGTTCTTACCCCTAACTGAGATTAATACTCACGGACTATATAGTGCCTATAATCTAGTAATAAGACTAAGATCATTAAAGAAAGAGAAGAGAAGATAAAGAGAAGATATATAAATAAAGAGATATTATCTTTAAGAGTCTTTATGTATATTAAAATACTTCTTTCTTAAGAAGTAATTTAATATACTTTGTGTATATATGGGGTATTGACAAGCGGGATTAAGTGTGATATACTGTTTATAGGAGGTTTGTATGGAGGATAAAAAGACGAGGGCTTCTAATAGGAAAAAGGGGTTATTATTTCAGAAGTGGTGCGAGAAGTGGTTGATAGAGAGGGGATTTATTGTTAGGAACTTTTTGCCTACCGCTAAAGCTGTTTTTATCCCAAATTTGAATAGGACTCTTTGGATATCTCAGGATAATGATTGTTTTGCTTCTGATTTGGTTGCAAGGAAGGATAGTAGGGTGTATTGGATTCAGGTTAGCCATGGGACTGCCGTGACTAAACGGGTAGAGGATTTCAAGAAATATTTTACATTTCTTCTCCCTGGAGAGGAATTGATGTTATGGCTAAAACGGCAAAAGGGTCAGATTGATGGGTATAAAGATTGTGTTTCTGTTTATATTATAGACAGGGTATCGTTTGAAGCTAAGGAGATGGTTAGAATTGTTAGGAGGGAGGCTATATATCGGGAGGATGCTTTGGAGTCGGAGATGAATGTTTTTTAAAAGGACTTGACAGGTGGAAGATTTTATGGTATAATTAGTTTATGTGGTTATATGCTGAATGTCCTATTTGCGGGTTTAGTGTTATTTTGCATCCAGATGTGGAGGCATCTGAGGTTGTTTCTTGTGAGGTTTGTTCATCTTCTTTGGTTGTGGGCTGGGTTAAACGGGTTATTTTGCTTACGCAAGCACCTGAGGTAGATGAGGATTGGGGTGAATAATTCTGCTTGAGGCAAAGCCTGCTAAGCACAAAGTGCTTGACAATCTCTCTTTTTTGTGATATGATTAGTTTATAGATGAGAAAATTATTTTTTAAGAATCCAGAGAGTGGCGAATGGATAGAAGTGGATAGAGACATGCCATTGTTAAGGATTCCTACTGTGCCAAGACCAAAGGGTGCGATGGCGACAGAAGTTGAAAATGAGTTAGCATCACTGGAATGTGTAATTGGTTATTTTGAAGTAAAGCCATTTGCCAGTATTGTTCCCCATGATCAAGGCTATCATATATTATCTTTCTTTGCTACGCTTCCAGCTGGGGATGTGTGTCACCGTATTTTAGTGGCAAATGATCTTGTGGAGCAAGGTGGGGTTTTTATACCATTAATTAAAGAAATGAAAAATCTATTTGACAACCAGTTTATTTTATGATATGCTTGATATAGGAGGTAAACATGAGAGAAAAATTAAGGGAAGAAATAACAGAGAGGGTTAATCTTTATGTTTGGAAAGAAACCTTTCCATCATATCCTTATGCATCAGAGAAGATTCCCCTTAATCTTCTTGTTCAACTTCTTCTTGAGCCTTGGGTTGGAGATAAAGAAAGAACCAGAAAGGACTATCCTGGTTAAAAAGAAAAAAGATGGAAAATAAAAAGTATTTCCTTTCTTTCATTCGGGAGTTTTGGGATAATCCGCTTCTGGACAACTGGATTATGGGTAGGGTGGAGGTTTATTCCGAGACTAGCGAATATGCCATAGAGGAGATTCCCTTTGCTTTTAATTATGAGGATGAGAAGCGGAATATGGAGTGGGGGAGATTTGAGGATACATACGATTTTGCTGAAGTTGATAAGGGTGAGTTGGATTCCATTAGGATGGTTATTCAGGGGAAGTTCTATGATAATGAGGATTAGGAAAAATAAATGAAAATAATACTTGACAAGGATATTATTCTGTGGTATAATAGGTTATAGAGGTGAAGACATGAGTGAAGACGAAGAAATTGAAAAAGAACTATTAAATAGACTGCCAGTGTTTCCTCACACAAGAGATGGCAAGAAATTAAGTCCTGAGAAATTAGAGGAGTTAATAAGCTTATTAAGAAAACAGATAATTGAAGAGAGAAAAAATAGTAAAAAATGAAGATACAGGTTACAAACTACTGGAGATTGAACATACGGTATTTTACTCTCTTTAAACATGCTTATTACCGTGGTGGTTTTGGGGCTTATAGGCATAGATTGCTTGTAATCTTTTTTAACTTTCAATTTTTTATCCAATGGAGGAAACATAAATAATGACCATACCCGTAAACCAGTTAACTAAGGCTGAGATAGTTTGGCTTGCCAATCATCATTGTAAAGCCCATCGGGTTGATTTTCTATCTCACTATAACTGTTTCTTAAGGGAGAAACCGCTTGAAAGTCCTTTTTATGAGAGGATAGGGTTCTTGGATATTGAAGCTACTGGGTTAAAGGCTAATTGGGATTTTATGCTTTGCTACTGCATTAAAGAATTGGACGGTAAGATATTAGGTAGGCATCTTAAACCAAAGGAAATCTTGAGTTATAAATTTGATTTGGATTTGGTTAAAGAGTTGCTTGTTGATATGCAAAAGTTTCATAGACTTGTTGTGTATTACGGGTCTAATTATCGCTATGATATTCCATTTTGCAGGACTAGGGCAGAAAAATGGGGACTGGATTTTCCTGTTTATAGGAGTCAATGGGTAACAGATGTTTATGACATCGCTAAGCAGAAACTATGCCTTCATAGAACAAGACTAGAGACTGTCTGCAACCTCTTGGGGATACCTAGCAAGGGGCATCGGCTAGAGCCAGATATCTGGCAGAAGGCACAGGCAGGACATCCTGCAAGCCTGGGGTTTATCTTTGCCCACTGCAAGGAAGATGTTATTTCTCTTGAGGGGGCATGGAAGCGCTTAGAAAAATATTCATCTAGGGGAAAAAAGAGCATTTAGGAGATGAAAATGTTTTGGCAAATAATTCAATTAATTCTTTTTTATATTGTGTGTGTTCTTTTCGGGTTTTATGTTCTTGGCCCGTTCATTAAAAAACATTTTTAGTAAGGAGGAAAAATGAAACTATGGTTGTTAAGACCAGCATTATTACCAGAAGGCAATGACCCTTGGGAGCCTTGGTATGATAAAGCATTTGGTTTTGTTATTCGTGCTGAAACAGAAGGGGAAGCCAGGGAACTTGCTCATGATAATGCTGGAGATGAGAATTTAGAAGGAATAATAACCCCTTGGCTTGACAAGAAATATTCAACCTGTATTGAACTAACAGAAGAGGGGGAAATCGGTATGGTTCTACGGGATTTTGCTCGTGCCTAAGTAAGGAGAAAAAATGAGTGAAGATAACTATCCCATGGTCTATGTAAAGGCAGTTGATTGGCGTTTATATAGTCAATCTTATACCATGCCTTATAAGTTTTCTCCAGTTGAATCAAGTATAGTTGGGTTCTTAATAGAAAATGAAAAAGATTATATATCTATTGGATTTGAGAAGTTTTTTGAGGATGATAATAAAATTGCCTTTAGACAAATTGATTGTATCCCAAGGGTTAATGTTCAGGAGATATGTTTTTTAGGCAGGATTCCAAAGGAGGTAAAATGATTATCAAGTCTTGGCTTGCCTTTCTTATCTATTGCGTATTAATTGCAGGAGGGATGGTATGGGCTACCTTTTATCCATCTACTCCTTATGCAGTATTTGCCTCTGCCTTCACGACAGCGTTTATTGGGTATGTTGGTAAAAGACTTTTACAAAAGGGATATAACAATGGAAATGGAATTGAGAATGGGATTCGTGAAATTGAAAGAGGAGAATCATGTTCTTTAGAGGAACTAAAAAAGAAATTGGAAAATAGGGAAAAAACTAATAATGGAGGAAACAATGACTAAGAAAGAAAAAGCAATAAAACGACTAATAGAAATAATTAGAATATCGAAAAGGTTGGGATGGACACACCCAGTAACAATTAGCAACGTTCCCATATCATATCCATTTATGCAGTTATCCGAAGTTGAAAAATGCATGTTAGCCATGGTGGATGATTTTGAATTCACAAGAATGAAGAATTGGTATCAAGAAAAAGTAGATGATGAGTTAATGGCGTTAGATATTAGAGTATCTAATGCTTTAAAAAGGGTGGGTTGCGATGTCACTTAAGGGTTATAATCCAATCGTCATTATTGTTATGTTATGCCTCGGGGTATCCCTATTGACTTTCAGGTCTTGTGATATGGGTGATAAACTATCAAAACTTCAGGGGGAGTATGAAACATACAAGAAAGTGGCAGATCAGGATAAGCAAATTTTAGACAAGGAGATACAAGAACGGGAAAGGGCAATTGTTTTTCTGCAAAATGCAATTAAGGCTAAGGATGAGGAGATTGTTAAGAAGAATGAGGGTATCAATAAAAAGAGCAAAGAGTTATCGGGATTACAAAAGGAAAGAGAACAAATGGCACTTTCGGGGGTTAGTAAAGATAAAATTATCGAGAACCTTGATAAGCAAGTTAAGGTTTGGAGCGAAAAGTTCTCAATTGCAGAAGGGGTGATTAAAGACAAGGATTCCCAGATAGATGCACTTAAACTGTCATTTGAAAATCAACTAATTATAGCCAAATCTATTCAAAAACAGTTGGATAATGAGATTAATTTAAGGAAAGTTGCTGAAAGTGCATTAGGAATAGCTAGTTTTGAGATAAAGAAGCTCAAATTCACTTCCAATCTCAAGTCTATGCTGGTTTTTGCTGTCGGTGGGTATCTTGTTTATGACTTGGTGAAGAGATGAAAAAATCCAAGAGATTGATAGTCCAGAAGCATCATATAATTTATGCCTGTCCAGAACATAAACAGAAAGATGTGATTGGCAGTATCTATAAAGGAGAGCATAATATTTTGCGACAGATTCATCAAAGAATTAATATTAGCAAGGGATTTATAAAAGACCTTGAAGTGTGGGTTGTTTTAAACAGGGATGATGCTATTGACCTTGATTTCCTTGCAGAAGTGGAGGAAAAGGGATGAAAAATAAAGAAACAAGAAATGATAGCATAACAATTGGGTGGCCTTGGAATGTAAGGCATAAAAGTTTTGAGCTTTATCCGCAATTAATATTTACCGCTAAAGAAGGGTTAATGTGTGTAACTCATCTCCCTAGACTATCCATTTCAGACGGAGATTCTTATGAATTAAAATGCAAAATTATATTTCAATTTGATAAAAACACAGAAATGCCGAGTCCTTGAAAAATGTTTTCTCGGGGTAGTGAAAAATAAATGAAGAAATCACTTGACAAAAGGAACTTTCTGTGCTATAATAAGAGAGAATGAAAGATAAGAAAAGGATTGTTCATATTCCAAGCCCTAGAATAATAGGGGGTAGCTGTGATTTTGGACATGATTTTCAGCTAATCAATACATGGTTAGAAGCACCCATTGGCTCATCAACCTCTTCTGTCCGAACACAGAAGATTAGGTTATATTGTAAAAAATGTGGAACTGTATTAATTACTACTTCAGGAGATTATTAATAAGAATAGGAGATAAATGGAAATTCCAGATGCCTTAAAGCAAGATTCCAGTAAACAAGAAGAAAGAAAGAGACCTGAAAACTTTTATGTGACAATAAAAACACCGATGAACTCTATCATCAATGACGATTGGGATGGAGTGGAGAAGGAGTTTATGGCGAATGTATCTCGCATCACTAAAGGAGCGTTAAAAAAGATGAAAGAATTTCGCCAGTTTTATCGTGATAAAACTTCTGACAAAAAGGGTGCGCCTTCGACGGAAGGTGGGAAAAACTAGACCCACAAAAAATGCCAGAGGAGGGAGGCAGGGTCTGATTAAAAGGAGTAAATATGCCAAAGAAAGAAGAAGAGAAGTTAAGAAAGCAGGGCAGGAAAAAAGGATTAAGCGGTGAACGCTTGAATGCTTATATTTTCGGAACTCTCAGAGAAAAGTTTCACTGGAAACCGAAGAGAGAAAAAAAGAAATAATGACTAAAAAGTTATGTAAGAATTGCCAGCATTGGCAAAGAGTAGAACCTACGGGAATCGTTGAGATAATAAACTTTCCCTTTTATGGATATTGCCACAACGAACTTGTATTTAGTGGCAACAGGAAGTTAGCAGTCAAAGAGGATTTTGGCTGTATCTTTTATAAACCAAAGCCTGTCGATACCTAGGATGGAGAAACCACTCTCTAATATGATGGGCTTAATTGTGGTTGTCTTTTGTGGTCGGTGCTCAGTAATGAGTAAAAGAGAGACAACTTATTTATTTTAACAAAATGATAACAACTAAATTTGGGGATAATGCAAACAAAGACCTATTAGTTCGCAGGAGAAGGTCTTTTGCCAGAAGTAACAGGAATATTAGAAGAGTTAAAAAGCCAAGCACCAAAAAATCTAAGTAACCCACCCAAACCAAGTGATGACCCGTCTTTTCAGACAAAGACAGACGAAGAACCATTTCTGGGCGGATGTCCGATTGATTTGGACAGAAAGCTCAAAGACGGTCGCACTGTAAAACAAGCCTTAGAATATGAGATTGCAAGAGAAGTGGAGGAGTCTATTCAGGCTAGTTATGTCCAAGAAGATAAGATACGCAAATGGAATAAACAGTATCAGGGCATAGCAGAACCAAAGTCCGATCCATACCCTGGCTGTGCCAATATCTTCATTCCCCTTACTCGTTGGCTTACTGATACCATTGTTGTGCGTGTTTTTGATGTGCTTTTCGGGCAACGGAAGGTATGGGTTTTCAAGGCACTAAAGCCTGAGCTTGCAGACATTGTTAAGAAGCTGGAAGATAGCTTTGATTGGTGGCAGAAATGGGTAGCACATCTTAAAAAGACCCTTTATTCCCCTATTATGCAATCTATTAAGACTGGTGTTGGGATAATCAAGTTTGACTATGTGAGGAAGAAACGAACGGTTGTCAGGTATGCTACCGAGGAAGAAAAGAAAGACAAGAAATTAAAGAAATACAGGACTGCGGAAGGGGAACTGGTTGTTAAGATGCCTGTTACCATTTATGAAGGGCCTGTTGTTCGTCCTGTTCCCAGAGAGGATTTTCTTATTTCTCCAGATGCTTCTAGCATTAAAGATGCAAGAATGGTGGGAATGCGGTTTTATTTACGCAAGCCAGAAGTGGAATTGCGGATAAAGCAGGGATATTACTACCCTGAGATTATAGATAAGTTTTATAGTCCTCAAGAACTGGATGACACTAAGCAGGAGAGATTGGCTTCCAAGGGTATTGACATTAGGATTACTGTTCCAGATAAATTTAGGATGTATGAGATTTGGACTAAGTTTGATGTAGATGATGATGGGGAAGAGGATGATATTTGTGTTGTCTGGTATCACCAGAACAAGACTATTTGCAGGGCTATTTATAACCCATTCTTTTATGGCATGAGACCATTTAAAGACCTTGTTTTTTATCCCGTTGAATATTCTTTTGATGGTGATGGGACGTGCCAGATACTTGAGCAAATACAACATGAGGTCAATACTCAGCATAATCAGAGGCTGGACAGGATGAATCAGATTAATGCCCCTATGTATATCAGGAGGTCTGACAGCACTTCTACTGATTTCAAGATATATCCTGGTAAGATATGGGATGTGGATGATATTGAAACATCTATCAAGGAACTCAGGTTTTCTGATGTCTATGCAAGCACTTGGCAGGAAGAATCTGTTTTAAATTCTTATGCGGAGAAATCCGTAGGGGTTACTCCTCATGTTATGGGTCAACCCACTTCGGAAAGACCTGTAGCTAAAGATACAAATTTATTATTGCAGGAAGCGAATAAGAAGTTTAAGTTCGGGATTGAGAACTTTAGGGGCGATTTGGGAGAAACGGGCATGATGTTGCTTGAGTTGTTTGCTCAATATCAACCCGTATGGATAGAGGTGGACAGTAAAACGGAAGTTGTGCAGTCCAGAACTCTTAACTTTCCCCTGGAATACATACGGGATGGTATTGCTGTTGATATGGCGGCTTCTACCGAACTCTTAAATACTGAGGTTAGGATTGCTAGAAACCAGCAAGCATATGCCATGTTGTCAGATTACAGCAATAAACTGGGTGGCATGATTTCTGCTGTTGTTTCTCCGAATGTTCCACCTGCCATGAAGGAGTATATCATTGAAGTTAGTAAGACTGGCAAGAAATTGATGCAGAGGATATTTGAGGATTTTGACATTATTGATGCTTCCGAATTGATTAAGGAAATACCAGCCGAATTGGCTCAACAGACACCCCCACCGATGCCTCCACAGGGGATGCCCCCTCAGCAAGGGCAGATGCCTCAACAGGGTCAACCACAGGGGCAACCTCAAAGACCTCCGCAAAGACCACAGCAAAGACCAATGCCACAAAGACCACAAGGAGGGATGGTTAGATAATGTGGATAACAAATAATGAATTCATAATCAGATGTGAATGTGGAGAGGTTTTTCATCCCATTTATCTTCATCTTGAAACGTGGCGATTTGATGATAACTCACCTTTTCGTGCATTAGAGATACAAATGAACGTAGATGATGATGGGTTTTTAGGTAGAATAAAAAAAGTTTTTTATTATCTTTTTAAAAATAGAAAATTTTGGCATAACGGAAACATAACTATGCAATTAGATACTCCAAAACAACAGAAACAATTGAAGGAATTAATAGAATTTTTAAAAAAGGGATTAACAAAAGAATGAATCCTGAGAAAGCATTAAAAGAATGGGATAGGTTCAGGCAAGGTGATTTCTGGAGATTGTATGAGGCATTGTTAGATAAGGAAAAACTAAATAACATAGAACACTTAGGTAATGCTAGTAAGGCAGAGATGGAGGAAATGAAGTTTTTACAGGGAATAAATGAGGGTTTTAAAAGAATTAAATCCTTTCCTGATAGAATAATAAAAGCCTTAGAGGGCGAAGTGATTACTAAATGAGATAAAGAGGTTTAAGGTGATTAAGAAGTTACTTTTAGGACTTATGCTTTTCATTCTGTGTTCCGTTATCGCATTAGCAGACATAGAACGGGAAGATAGGGATTTTTATACCCAAGATTGGGGAGTTATGTCAATAAAGCAAATAGAAGATAGCATTAATGAAGATATGTCTAATTTAGAAAAAGACATGGATGTTAGGATTATAGAAAAGACAGACCAATTTGGTATGGTCTTTAGTTTTAGATGGCTTAAAGGTAAATGTGATGGGGATTCGTGCTATTTGCAGAACAGGATGTGGTGAGCTGTTTATGGCGTGGATGTTGTTGGATATATTGTCAGTCAAGGGAAGTATGCGGATGTTTTCGGATGTGTTGGTTTTTGTTATGAAGATCATGAGGAATTAGTCATTGTTGTAGTTCCCTTCGAGTTCTGTAGGGAAGCAAATAAAAAAGCACTTACTTGCGATACTGTTGATAAGAATATTGATTATCATATTTGGTTATATGACCAAATTGAACGGTTTAGAACAGGTGAGGAACAATATTTAAATCAATCAACCCCTCAAAAGGGAGTAATTGTATGAATAAAAGGGACAATAATCAGGATGACTGATTACCCCTTTAAGATATTTTTGGAGGTAATTTAATGGCAGAACCAGTTGGACAATCTCAGGGAAGCCAGCAGACACCACAGGGAGACGCTGGTAAGCCCACTGAGACCCAAACAGTCAAAAGCGTCATGGATTTACCGAGGATAGACCAACCGCAGACACAGCCAAAGTTTGCGGAGAAATCTTCCGAAGAAGTCGCTGAGGCTTACAGAAAATTAGAGTCTGAACACGGAAGGCAGGCAAAAGAAGTGGGTGATTTAAGAAATGAAAACGCTCAATTCCGTCAATGGTTTCAGCAAATACAGGCACAACAGCAAGCACAGGCGCAACAGCAGAGGCAGGTTCAACAACCCGTTGAAGATGACACAGAGGAGGATTCCAGATTTCTTCAAAGTCCTTCAAAAATGACTAAAAAAGCAGTTCAAGAAGAAACCGCTAAAATGTATGCACGCCTAAAATATGAAGAGTCTTTTAGTCAGGCACAATTTGCCAAAGAGCAAGCCAAACTACAAAACCCTGATTTATTCCGAGGATTAAATGAGCAGGAATTAGATCAGGTTATGTATGGTGGAGTTCAGTCTGGACTAATTAGACCCGATGTTTTAAGGCAACCTAAAGGATGGGAAATGGCGGCTTGGCAGTTGAAGGGAAGGGATGCTGGATTTAAACTTACTACACCTCCTACTCAGTCAACCACACCTGTTACGACTGAAGTGCCTTCAAGCGTGAGACCACAGAACGCCCCTTCCTCGCAGGTGCAATATCCTGCTGAATGGGAAGAAATGTGGGATAAGATGGGCTTTACTAAAGAGCAGAAAGAATCAGCCTATCAAAGATCAATGAAAATTAGGGATGGGAGGAGATAATAATGTTATTACAAGAACGGATTAGAGATTTTGCTTTTATTGATAAGCGAAAATCTAAAATAGACACAAAGAAATCGAATCCTGAATTAGGCTTATTCTTTTTCGATTCCGACAAAAGGGTCAAATACAAAATTAAAGACTCTGGCAAGATTAGCGATTACTGGTATCACTGGATTCATAAGGATGACTTTAGGATTAACACAGTCAGAGCCATTCGTGGCTATGATTTTGTTACTAAAGAAGATGATGTAGTTCCAGAAGGATTGAAGCTTAATGCGGAAGGTCAGTATCAAATAGGTGATTTAGTCCTTATGAAGTGTCCATTGGAACAGTTTTTGAAACGCAAGTTAGCTGCTAGAGCAAGGTCTAATGCTGAATTGCAGGCGACCTTGAATAAGTTTAAGGCATCCACCAAGATAGAGGGTGCTGAAATGGAAGATTCTCAACTTAATGAGATTTTGGGGGAATTGACGAAGGTTTAGGTTCTTTATCTGCTCGGTAGAATTAAGAATTTTTACGTTTGGAGGAATTTTCAAAATGGCTTTTCAACCATTGTATCCACACTTAATTAACGTTTCTCCGACTATTCCTGAATACAGAACCTCGGTATGGGAAAAAGGTGGTCTGGTATATGTTAATGCTGGTTATCTCACGATTTGCGGTGCTGACCCTGCTCTCATTTATGGTGTATCTGTTCGCTCTGGTCAAAATGGGGCGAGTGATGGCACATATAGCACAGAAGTTTACATGTTAGACCCTGATTCTCTTTTTATTGGCAAATCCAACACGACTACAGCCTTGACGCAGGTTGGGGTAGCTTATGGCGTAGTGCTTTCAGGAACGGAATGGCTCGTTGATATTTCAGACACGCAAAACACAAGAGTGCGAGTTATCGCCCTCGATCCTAGGGATGCGGTTGGCACAAGTGGTGGTAGATATTATGTTCGGTTCACGCAGGCTAATATCCAGACATTCTAATAGGAGACATGGAGAGACAAGATGATTAACATTAGATTTGATGAATCAACTAACAAAGATTTATTGGCAGGAACACTACAGGAACTATACGACAATACTGACAGGGCAAAATTAGTAGAATATCCTGAAGTTTTTAAAGAAGTTAAGACAAATGATTATTACTTCAGAAAGATGAGAATTGCTGGTTTGCCTCATGGTGGTGAAGTTGCTGATGGTGCTAACATTCCTACCTATGACCCGACTTACGGGCAGACAAAAGACTGGACTCAAGTCCGATTCGGTTCTGGCTTCACGATTACTAAAATGATGAAGAAATTTAACCGTCATGACTTAATGGAAAAATTTACTAGAGACTTGAAAAAGTGCGAGTATGAAATGAAGGACATTAAAATAGCACAATTAATTAATGCTCCTACTGCCACGACTTACGGTTCAGGGTTTGATGGGTTGTCTATTGCTAATAATGGGCACACAAACTTGGATGGCACGACTTATGACAACAGAGGGGACGTGGATTTATCAGTAACGGGACTCAGTGATGCTTATATTTATTTTGACACTATTGTTGACGATACTAATAAAATTGCGCCAGCAGTGCCGAATAAGCTCATTGTGACACCTCAAGACCAGATTCGGGCAAGACAGTTAGTTGGAAGCGACAAAGTTCCCTTCAGTTTGGAAAACACAAAGAATATCTTTCCTGAGTGGGATTTAAAACTATTCGTTTATCACAGAATGACAGATGCAGACCAATGGATGTTGGCGGCAACGGAGCATGAAAATTACGGACTCTTTGTTGCTACATCTCAAGAACCTGACTTTGTCGTTCAGGATGCTCCTAATACGAGCAGAAACACTTACTGCACATCAGAGCAGATGTTTAGCTACGGGTTCTCCGATGCTAGATATATTTACATTTCTATTGGAGCGTAATACAGATTGAAATTACGAAGTTACATAAAAGGGACGGGGGTAAATTCTACCCCCTTTCCTGCTCTATCCTATTCGGGGTGGAGGAGGTAGTGAATAGGAGGTTTTTTTAAATGGCTGTTGTAGCGTGGAGCTTGCGATACGACCATTCACTTTTGTCTATTGCGAGCAGAGAAAATGTAAAACAGTTAAAATTTTATCTTCCAGCCAAGCAGGAAGCAAAAAAGCCTGGTATGTTGATTTTTGGTAACGTTGATGATGCGGGCGTGCTTGGAACAGGTGCTACTCTTTGGGCAGATTCGCTTGGAAAAATACGATTAGCTGCTGGTGAACCTGGCGAGCCAGAATCAGATGGTGTGATTATTGGTGATGTTACTGGTTATGTAACTACAACTTTAAACAATTTAGGCACTACCGCAATCAATGCTTCCTTACTTTTTGACACAACCAATTCTTATGATGTCGGTTCAGCCTCGGTTGGGGCTAAGAACATTTATGCTGATACTGCGGTTTTGTCAGATGTTATTTCGGAGTTTAGTTCTGCTGCGGGTGTTACTATTGATGGGGTGAAGCTAAAAGATTCAGAGCCTTATTGCGATGTTATTAACGAAAAAACAGTTACCGCAGGGGTAACGATTGATGGTGTTAAATTAAAAGATAGCCAGCCCTATTGTGATGTTATTAATGAAAAGACAGGGGCTACGGGAGTAACCATTGATAGTGTTATTTTAAAAGATGGTGGCGCTACCTTATCAGGAACATTAACTACGACTCAACCCATCGTTATTGCTGCTGATAATATCAACTTAGCCCTTGGCGCATCTGGGGCAACAGATTCCGCACTCTATTTTGATGGTTCAAACTTAGTTCTTTTTGATTGGGCTAACAGAATAGCCTATCCTGCTGGTATTACCCTTTCTCAACTTTTGGGGACTTCTTTAAATAGTCCTACTATTTCTGGTGATGTAACTATATCTGATGGTAAATTAATATGGACAGATGCGGTTGCTGAAAATGCTGGTGTTTTCACCTTTGCTGGCACTTCTCATACAGACATAGCAATTGCTTCATCTATCACGACGGGAAAATCGCTTTCTATAGTTGCGGATGCTTGCACTTCAGGTTCACTTGCTTATTTAGAAAGTTCTGCCGCAGGTTTTGTTGGTAATTTTATTAAAGCATATGATGGGGCTAATACCGTTTTCACTTTAGGATTGGATGGTGCTCAAGTTATTAGAGGACTTGCTTCTACAGACATGATTACCGTTACTACTGGAGATATTCAATTAACTGCTGGTGACATTGATGTGGATTTGGGCATTCTTACGGTTGATTGGACTGGAGATGAGGGGAGTTATTTTAAAAAGAATCATGCAACAAGCACATCGGCTGTTTTAGAAATTGAGCAGACACATACAGGGGCTACTGGTTCGGCATTATTGTTAGACCAGAAGGCGACTGGCAATGCCTATGGATTAGAAATTACTCATGCTGGAGATTTAGCGGCAATCGGGATTAGTGCAAGTGCGGCAAGAACTGGTGATGTTGTTGGTATTACGATGGCTAATCAGTTGGCACAAAAAGCAGTAAATATTACTGGTGCATGGACTGGTGCTAATGGAGTTGGATTAATTGACTTAAATTCCAGCGGCATAATGGCTGCTGGGGCAAGTATGGTTCGCGTTGCATCAACTGGTGCTAATACAGCCGCAAGTTACCTCGTTGATATTGAACATTCTACTGGTGCTTTTACTAACTCTACAAATGGCATGTGTATCCGTTCAGTTGACACCGCTGCGGTAGCGGGGACTTCTTACAACACCTATATCGCTTCTACTGCTAATAGGGGACTTTATGTTGCTCCTAATGCATTGATTTATTGTGCGGACAACTTAGGATTAGATGCCTTGACGGTTACTCAGCTTGATGCTACTCAAGATAAAGATGGTATTGTTGTTGCGGTTACTGGTGATGGATATGTGTTAAAGGGGACTGTTAATACTGTTACAGGTAAAGGGTTAGGTATGATTTGTGCTAATGGACAGACAACTCCATTAGTGGTTCTTGATGGTTCTACAGGTGCTAATGGATTTGTGGGTGCGGATGGTATAGGATTAGTAGATATTACTAGTGATGGTGCATTAGCTCATGTTGGTTCAACCTTGATTGATGCGGCTTTTAGTGGGACTGCACAGGCAGCTTCTACTGGGTTCATGGTGAATTTGAGGGATACTGCTGCGGCTTCTGCTGGAAGTTACTTGGTTCAGGCGATTTCTACCAATAACAATTTGCTCAACTTGACCTGCACAGATGCAACTAAAAATGCGATTAATGTAGTAACTGGTATTAGTGATTTTAATGGCAGGGCTAATCTTGGTGGGCTTATATTCTTAGATCAAACTGCAGAGACCTTAACTGGTGCTGGTGCAGTAAACATAACGGCACTTAAGACACTTCTTGTTACAACTGCTGCAGATGCATTAACTCTTGCTAACGGTGCAGAGGGACAGATTAAAATTATCAAGATGAAAACTGATGGTGGAGACGGCACTTTGACTCCAACTACACCTCACGGGTTTGCTACGATTACATTTAATGATGTTGGGGATAGTTGCATACTTATGTGGATGGATGCTGGATGGATTATCTTGGGTCAGAATGGTTGCACGGTTGCATAATGTATTCTGTTTTGAGTACGATTGTACTCAATTTTGAGAACAATAAAGGGGGCGGTTTATCCCGCCCTCTTAAAATATTCTTTATAAGGAGATTAAATTAATGGAATCAGAAGGAAAAATTGATTTAACTGAGAAGGTTAATGCTATGCAAGAGAGGTTTAAAGCACTACAGGAAGAAGCAAAGAAACTTGTAGAGCAGAGAACAATTCTTGATAGGCGATTAACTGAAATCAGGGATGAGCAATTGAAACTTCAGGGGGCTTACGATTTTGTTGTAAGCATGGCAAATGAGAGTAAAACAAACGGAAAGGAAATGGAACAGCCAAAACTGGTTATTCCGAGTAAAAAAAAAGGAAAAGAAAAGGAAAGTGAAGAGGTGGTAGATGGCTAATATTTTAACTAATCTGACATATATTCTTGATACAGATGTGGTAATCAGCAAGAAGCCAATCTGGATAAGCAAGGTTGTGTTATATCCTGGGGGTGCTGGTAAGACTGCTGTTTTTAGGTCTTGGAGTGAGGATACTGCTCATGCCACAGTTACAAATGGTGCAATAACGACAATTGCGACTAACAATACCATTACTTCTGTGGGGAATTTTACTGCCGCAAAGATTACAGCAGGAGACGTGATTAAGATAACTGCTTCAAGCACAGGGAATAACATTGGGACATTTCTTGTTAAAACAATAAGTAGTGATGATGCCATAATCTGCGATGGTGCATTATTGACTAATGAGGTTGGTGCTTGCACATATTCATGGTCAACCTACACTCCTTATACTGTGTTTCAGTTGCTCTCGGCGGGAACGGAAACAGCAACAGAGGAGTTGGATTTTGGTGAGCGGGAATTTGATAATTTGATAATGGATGGTTTTAATGGAACTTCCTGTTATGTCTTTCTAGTGTAATGCCAAAGAAGATAGTTAATAAACCGCCAATAAGGGTGAATATTCATAGGCACTTTGACAACCTTGATGAACCATGGAGAAACTGTTATTGTTGCGGTCAATTTGTAGCGACTCAAGATACTTTGAATATTTTTGGTGGAAGGATGTATCCAGAAAGCGAGTTAATCAAGTATCGTGGTCAATATTACTGCAAGAAACATTACAATTGGCGATTTGGTCAAAAGTTTAAAGATGATATGCACTTTTATCTTAAAGAAGAGGATAGTGCTGAATAGGAGTAAATATGGAAGGAATTGATAAAATTAAGCCTATGGGCGATAGGGTCATCCTTGAGATGATTGGGTTTGAGGAAAAGTTTGGAGAGATATTCATACCCCCTACTGCCAAAGAGAAACTACACAGAAGTAAAATAGTGGCTATCGGGGATGAAGTAGATACTGACAAGTGGAAAATTGGAGATATTGTTTTAGTCAGTTGGTATATAGGGGTATGGGTAGATGTGTTCGCCAAAGATATACAAGCACAGAAATACCTTATAGTTCGCCCACATGAGATAGTGGCTAAATGGAGGGAGTAAATGGGGGTAAAGATTTTTACGGAGTTTAAAAGCGACCTGACCTTTGAGTTGGGGCAGAGAGAAAACATTTCCACTTATACAGGCGGTTGGGTTAATACTGCATATATGGATTTCTGTTCCATGAAAAGTTTTTTTGGTGTTCCAGTTCCAAGGGATTTTAGGTTTCCAGAGTTAGATACTTCAACCACGTCTAATACTTCTGGTTCAGTAGCTTATATAGCAGTTCCCGCTGATTGTCTATACATCTATACGGTTCACGACACTACCAATGATAGCAAGTTAAGGAATTATAACATCAGACAATACACAGAGGAAACAGGAAGGGGAACAACTACGGGTCAGCCAGACTATTGGGTGCGATATGGAAGTAATATTTATCTTTTTCCAACGCCAGCAGGAACATATCAAATGACTATATGGTATCGAAAAAGACCTGCTCTTTTATCGAGCGGTTCATCCGTTACGGTAATAGGAACGGAATGGGATGAGCCTATCTTAAAACTGGCGGTAGTGCAGAGTCTGTTACGGGTTAAGGATTATGATGCCTATAAAATCTATAAAGAAGAATGGAAAGAGATGATAGCTGGTAAAATTGGTATCTATGATGAGGAAAGAAAGGATAAGGAAGATATACTTAGACCAAGTGTATCTTATCTTCAGCCTAAAGATTTTTAAGGATAACAGATGTTTAAACTAATACATGAAGTAAACTCTCCTAACCCAAAAATAAAGGAATATGTTTCCACTCTTTCTGAGGAAGCACAAACAACATGTTGGGAGTTTTATAATTTCTTAATCAACACAATACCAGAAAGTAAAAAAATCTTGTTCGGGGAATTAAAATCAAGAGAAGAAGGAGTGATATAACATGGGCGTAACTAACGCAGGAAAAGCGGAAACCGCAAATTTGCTAGGTGGCGTAGCCGCTCCAGTAGCTTTTACTTATTTAGCTAATGGTTCTGGCTCTACTGCATTTGTGGCAACACAAACGACACTGGTGACGGAGAATGCTACGGGAAGTTTAGGAAGGGCAGCCGCAGCCATGACAAGGGTAACCACTACGGTTACGAACGATACCGTTCAAGCGGTAAAGACATGGATAGCAACTGGTGCTGGTGGAACGGTCAGAGAAGTAGGCTTTTTTAATGCCGCAGCCGCAGGGATAATGTTGTGCAGAAGCGTTCTTACAGCAGATAAGGTTTTAGCGGCAGGGGATAGTTATACTCTTACGGTTAAAGTAGCAGCCGCGTAAGGTTTCTAATGGCTTATAATGTCTATGTCATTAGGCCATTAGAACATGGGTTGCATCTTGAGAATGCAAGTTTAAACTCTCCATTTCACTATGCCTATTGGCCTATTAAGAATTTCGATATAAAGCAGGGGTCTATTCAAAAACGATGGGGATACCTTATTGATAGAACCTTAGATAGGGCAGTTTATGCTATTGTTTTATATCAAAAAAGTGATGGTAATAGATACACTCTTTATTTAACGGATACTGATTTATGTTTCAAGGAAGTTGCCGCAGGCAAGACTTGGTCTTATAAAACAGACACTTATACCACTGGCACTATTTCAGGAATTACGGGTGCGGTTGTAACTGGCAATGCTACTGCATGGAACGCAACGACCAATGTGGCTCCAGGTGATAAATTTATAGTAGATAGTGAGCATACAGCCGATATAGAGCCTGATGCGCAATGGCATACAATCTCAACTGTTGATGGTGCCACTCAAATCACCTTAACTGCTGACTATAGCAATCCTGCCGCTACTGGAACTTACAAGATAAGAAAGGTCTATTCAACTCCTACCAATGAAAGGTGGTCATGCGATTTTGTGGGCGATACCTTCTATTTCACCAATGGTAATACTAGGGTTCAAAAGTTTGTCAATACGATTGCTGCGCCTTATGCGGTAGATGTAGATGCTACCTATGCTACCAAAGCAAGATACTGCATTGAATATGCTAATAGATTAGTTATAGCTGATTTTTATTCTGGTGCAGATAGACAGTCATATTCCGTTCAATGGAGTAAAGAAGGCGATCCGACAAATTGGACCGACTCTACCGCTGGTTCTATACAGCTCCTTGAGACCAGGGATTATATCACTGGATTGGGTAAGATTGCAGGAGACTTGATTGTTTACAGGGCAGACTCGCTTCATATTGGGAGTAGAACAGGCACATCTACATCACCTATTATTTTCCCACGACAGTTTAAGGGGGTAGGGTGTATTGCACCTTATAGCATTATAGAAGCAAATAGTTCTAATTACTTTTTAGGAAGGGATGATTTTTATAAGATTGAGGGTGGCGTTCCAGTAAATATTAAACCTACCATGCGGTATAAGTTCTTTGACTTGGTAACCGAGACAGAGGCAACTAGAACTTATGGATTTCATAATTCCTTGAATAGCCAACTTTTCTGGAGAGCTACTACTTCAAGTGGTATTTTTTGGTTTATTTATGATTACAGGTTAAACGAATGGATGGTTCACGAATATGCTGATTATGATATGTTCTGTGGGGGAAAAGGGGCAGTATAATGGCGTGGAAAGAATTAGGTTTATACTGGACTGATTTAGGTCAACTCGGTGCGCAGACTAGAATCCCTGCCTTAACTATTATTCCTGACATTCCTGGCGGTGTTCTTGCTGGCACAGGCAATGGCGGACATATTTATCGCTCTTTAGATTATGGTCTAACATGGACTGATATTGGACAGCAATACAATCAATCCCGTATCCTTTGTTTTGCCAGAGTTGGGACTGCAATATTAGCTGGCACTTGCCCAGGTGGTAAAATCCTTCGTTCTACAGACGATGGGGTAACATGGACCGACATTGGTCAGTTGTCTAGTGAAACAGACATTTTATCCCTGGAATATATTGGTAGTAGCATTGTATTAGCGGGAACACATCCTAACGGTAAAATATTTCGCTCAACAGATGAAGGGCTTAATTGGACTGATTTAGGACAGCAATATGCGCAAGGACAGATTTGGGCTATTATTAATCTAGGGTTAGGTGCAGGTGGGGCAGGAAGCCAATATGCGGCGGCGGGAACGGGTCCAGGTGGATTAATCCTTTTTACTGATGACCAGGGGGCAACGTGGAGTAATCTAGGGCAACAGGGGTCTGCGCAACTCTTCGCTTCTCTTGAATATCTTGAGATTGGTCAGCCTTATGTATTAGCTGGTGGGGCATTACCGTATCCACAGGGAAGCCTTATTTATCGTTCGTCTGATTGGGGAGCAACTTGGGATTATATAGGTTCTCACGATAATTATTGTGTTCTATCCTTAGCTACAGTGCTTCAAGGAGTGGCTTTGGCGGGAACAGGGGAAGGCGGGAAGATACTTCGCACAACGGATTATGGGGCAACCTGGGATACTTCAGGAAGGATGTTCAATGAAACAGACATCCGTTCTTTAGTTTATGTTGGTAATGGGATTTGTATTGCAGGCACATATCCCAATGCAAAGATACTCAGGTCTGTAGGAAGCACATTAGCAGATATAACAGGGCTTGCCGTAACTACTATGGCAGGAGAAACAGGGGAAACACAACTTTATTTATCTTGGACTAATAATGATAACTATGTAAGCATTGATATTAATAGAAATGGGGCAACTGTAGCCACAATAAGTGGGGCTAATGGAAGTTATACGGACACATTATTAACTTCAAATACTCAATATATCTATAAAGTTAGGGCATTGGGGGATTCTGGTGGGTGGACAGATTGGACAGCTACGGTATCCGCATATACAAGGGCGAATCAACCGTCGGCTTTGACAGCCACTCCAGTAAGCACTTCTCAGATTAATCTGGCATGGACTAACAATGACACCTATACAAACATTTATGTATATAGAAATGGGGTATATTTAGTTACCCTTGCGGGAAGCGCAGTTTCTTATCCCAATACGGGATTGCCCTCAAGCACTACTTATTCTTACTACGTCGTGGGTAATGCAAATGGGTTAAATACAGTCAATAGCAATACCGCACAGGCAACGACATTAGGGGTTTATACTGATACATTTTCAGATTCGATTGTTTTATCTGAAACGCCTACGGGGATAGCGGACTTTGTAAGCACTTATTCTGAATCACTTGCTTTGTCTGATTCTATTCTAAGTGTATTTGATTATGTGGAAGTTTTTTCAGATGCTATAACTCTTACAGAAACTACAACCGATGGGACTATTGATGAATTTACGGAAGCGATTACCCTGACAGATTCTAGAACAGATGTGTATGCTTTAGTGGACACCATTCTAGATTCCATTACCTTAATGGATACTGCAAACCACGATTGGTATGAAACCTTTACAGACACAATTACCTTAACCGATACTATCTCAGAATCCAGAAGCATTAGGATTGATTATCGATTTTATTTGGGTTCTTCTTTAGGTTATATTTATCTTTTTGATAAGAATTATTATAGTGATAACGGAAATCCGATTACTGCTTATTTTACAACGAAGCAGACTGATTTTGCAGACCAATACCCTCAATACCTAAAACAATATAAAACAGTAGATAAAGTGCGACTCTGGTATGTAGATAAGACTGCATCAACGAACGTTACTATCTATATAAGCACAGATGGCGGGGTAACATGGGCAAGTCAAATGAAATCATTAGGAACCGGGGATGGGACAAATAAATATTCAGACTTCTATTTCATTAAATCGGGTAGTGCTTTTATATTCAAGGTAGAGAATGCTTCCTCTACCAATGAGTTTCAATGGGCATCTTTAGAAGCTTATTTTTATCCTAGTGGAGATGATTTTCTGGTATCATAATGACTACATTATATCGCATTAGACAATGGCCTGATCCGTATGCTTTAACGGACATTGAGTCGGTTAAAGAGTATCTAAAGCGTGTCTATGTGGCGATGCAGGAAGAATCTGCTATGCGACCAGAGGATTTGGCTTATGTCTTAGGTGATGTTTCCAAGTTTTCCTTTAAGACCATTACGGGGATAACAAATAATGTGGTAGCAGATGCGTTAGATGATACCCTTACCCTTGCTTCTGGCAATACTATTTTAGGGATAGTGGGGACTACTGCTACAGATACAATAACCTTTACGATAAATCAGGCAAATATTAGCCATACAGGGATTGCAGATATAGGAACACTTACCCATGCAACAATAGATTCCTACCTTGACCAAGCAGTTAAACAGGCATCATCTCCTATATTTGTTACTGTTAAATGTAGTGGACTTACAGATGGTTACACTCCTTATCATGTTGCTGACGCAACTGGATTAGCCAATAGCGTAATACAAGCCAACACTTCTACAGTTGGGATTGGGGTTGCCCCAGATAGCACAATTCGTTTATTTTTGGAATCATTAACAATAGGTGCGACAGGATCTGGAACTGGACTTTATGTAAAAGACCCGATAAGGGCAGTAACCGTAGCAGAAACAAACTATCTCACGACATTAGGGCTTGCCGCCAATGCTTACAACATAGATACGGGGATAACTGATAGTGGGTATAGGTTCGGATTGGAGATAGCTGCCGCCGCCTATGAAAACAATTTTAAGGGGACATTGGCTGACCAAAGGGGGATTAGGGTTCTACATGGCATTCTTCACAGCGATGCTTCAGCAGTAATCAATAATTCTTATGGGTTATATATAGATTCATATACGACAGACGGGACTGTTTCAAACCTTTATTCCATCTATCAAGCAAATAGTGCTGCAATTAATTATTTTGCAGGTTATGTTCGCCCATTTGGTTTGACTGCTTCTGTTCCAGTGGTTACGGATGCAAGCAAAAATCTAGCATCTGTGAGTTATGCAACTTTCAAAACAAGTTTATCTCTTAATAATGTTGAGAATACTGCTTTAAGCACTTGGGCAGGAACAACCAACATCACTACTCTTGGAACAATAGGGACAGGGACATGGCAGGGCGGAGTAATTGCGGATGCCTATATTGCCAATGATATAACCTTAACTAATATTACTCAGATAACAAATCGGAGTCATACTTCTTTAAGTGACATCGGGACATTGAGCCATGCTACGATTGATACTTATCTTAACCAAGCAGTTAAAACAACTTCAACACCAATATTTCTTTCTATATCAGTAGTCGATTCTGATTATAGTACTTATTTAACAATTGATGAACAAAACGATTTAACAGCTCCTCGATATTTACATCTTAATACTGGTGATTCGGATAGGACGATTACATTTTCAGGCAATCCTACACTTTCAGATTGGTTTGATCAATCGGTTAAACAAGCCTCAATTCCGACTTTTGTAGGGGGAACTTTCTCTGGATTAACTGCTTCCGTTCCTGTTGTCACTACTGCTGGAAGTGCATTAGCTTCACAAACTTATGCGAATTTCAAAACAAGTCTAGTTCTTGCACAGGCAGATATATCAGGGTTAACTACTGCTAGTTCTCCTGTGTTTGTCACCATAAAACTTTCTGGACTTACTGATGGATATGTTCCCTACCACGTTGTGGATGCTACGGGGTTGGCAAATAGTCCACTTTATATAAGTGGGACAAATGTTGGTTTCGGGACGACAGATATAGAGGCTTGGAATCTTCCAACAATAGAATTTACATCTTCGGCAATTTATTCTGGTGGCATAAATGGAGTATATCTTGCAAATAATGTT